TAAAAGTATATTTCTAATAGTATGAAACAGATTGATGAAGCCACGGAAGTGCAGCGGCTGCTTGATGACTTACTAAAGTTAATGCACATAAAACATAATTTGCACCTAAGCACTGATTAGATGTTGTAGTTCCCATTTTAATAAATTGTTCAATAATTTGCAATGCCGTTTTTTTAAGAACAATAGAAGGCATATAAATGGATAATGAATACAAATTAATATTCCTAAATGGATTTCCACTTGGAAAACATATTTCTCTCATTGTCTCATTTGTAAGTTGTGATCTATATATCCATATATCATTCAGTTCCTTTAAAAATCGAACAATTTTTATATTATCTAAACTCCAAAACCAGTTTGGATCCGTATAATTTCCTAATTGGTCTATGTGTTGAAAGAGAGAAAGAGAGAATAATTCAAGCTCTTTTTCTGGATCTATGACTTCAACCTCCTCTGTTTCCATAACAGTATTTATTTTCAAGTTTAATGATACAGATAATCGTATTAAATTGAGTAAATCTCTCCTCATATAATTCGGAAATGGATTTCTATTATATGGATTTAATTGTTTCTTATCTTCCAAATTAAATAACAAAGTGTAGAGAGAAACAATATCAAATCCATATATAACTCCGTCTTTATCCTTGAAACTGAAGAATTTCGAATATGGAATATCTTTTATAGACTCCATTGTATAAAAATCGGTTTCATTAACACATAATGCTCGATTCATTCTAGCCGGACCATGTAAGCGCATAAACTTTTTATAAATACATTTTCTCCAGAAACGTTGTATTTTTCCAACAACACATTGTTTTTTAAAATAATAATCAATACGTTCATTTAATTCTCTCTTTGTTCCAGAAATCTTTTGATTGTAATACTTACATATTTGTTTTAATTGAGTGATTGTGTATTTATTATTCAGTTTAAATGTTTCTTTTGTAGGAATAATGAATATTTCTTTTTTGACTGCTTCTTCTGATGCGCCTTCTTCTTCGAATGCACCAGCTGAGGCTGAGTCGCTTGTCCCATGGATTGCTGAGTCGCTTGCACCTGCACCATTTATCAAAACTTTTTTAATTCTTTTTATTAATTTACGATTTCTCTCAATAATAATATTTATTTCTTCATTTTTCTTATTAATATCATCATTCATGTCTTGTCTCTATTATTATATATACGATTAGAAATATCTTTTTACATCTTTTTGCTTACCATATAAAAACAAATGATTAACTAAATATAAATGGGACAATTATTATGCTGTGCAAATCAAATAGAAAATTCATTCATTTTACCTGAAAAAGAGTTAGAAATTCTAAAAAAAATGGATGATAGAAACGTTATGTTATTCTCTCTTGATAAGAAAATAGTTAATGCTAAAATTGTTCGAGTTTATGATGGCGACACATGTTTTGCAGTATTTAAGATGGGAAATGATTTTGTAAAATTCAAAGTAAGGATGGAAGGTTATGATTCACCCGAAATGAAACCACCTATGGAACAAGATAATAGAGAGAAAGAGAAAAAAGATGCAAGAAAAGCAAAAGAAGAATTAGAGAGATTAGTTCTCAATAAAGTCGTATTTTTACATTGTGGTAAATGGGATAAATATGGGCGATTATTAGGAAAAATTATTGTCAATAATATTGATGTAAATCAACATATGATTTCACATGGATATGGATATGCGTATGATGGTGGAACAAAAAAACAATATGAAATATAATATATAAAATAAAAATATGTTTACCTTTGTAAAAAGAATAGATACTGAAAAAAATTCTATTTTTTATTCATTTATACATTACAATAATGAAATTTTAGGTTTTGGTAGAAAACATTATGATGCAAAAGTTCATCTTATAAAAAAAATTAAAATAGATAACGAATTCAATATTATTGAGGACAATAATGAAACATTTCAAGGTGAAGATCCGAGATGTTTTATACATAAAACAAAATTATATGTAACAGATAATTTTGTAGATAAACAACAATTATATGATTATGAAAATAAGACATTCATTAGTGTAAAAAATCATGGTAAAAATGCGTCATTTATAAGTCATAAGAACAATCTTTATTATATTCATCGTATGAAAACGTTTGAATTAAATAAAATATATTTAGAGTGTGGATATGCTGCAATTATAAAAGTTGAAAAGAATGAGAATAATTTTCAGTATAGAGGCGGAACACCTGGATATCGATTTAAAAATGAAGAAAATAAATATTATGGATTTGGACATAGAACATATTATGATAATGATGTTTTAAAACATGATGTATTCTTATGGATTGTAGATTTTACAAATGAAAAACCTTATATAACAATAAAAGACGTTCCAAAACCGCCAAATTCAAAAAACATTTGTGATCCGACGTCAGTTATTGAAATAAATGGGAAACTATATATGATTACAGCAGAATCAGAACGTGCATGGTTTTATGAACAAGATTATATAACAAATGTTTATGAAATAACAGATACGGATTTTATTAAGATGGTTTTATAATTGTATATGTATAATTGTATAATTGTATTATTTTATAAATTATATAATAATAATGTATAATGGAAGAAGAGAGAAAATTTGAACATAAATCTTTCGAAGAAATAAAAAAAATGTTCAAACCATCAGAAAAAGTCATTCTTTTTACGATTGGTCGTATGAATCCTCCAACATCAGGACATATGAAGTTAATTAAAACAATTATTGAAGAAGCTGTTGATTTAAATAAAGAAAAAATAAACGCACAAGTTGCAATTATTTTATCTCATTCTCATCAAGAAAAAGTGGATGATGAAGGTTTTGATGCAAACCCTTTAATCTGTCAAGATGAAAAAAGAGCGTTGGTTAATGAAATGATTGAATATTTGAAATCCCAAATGATTCAAGAAAATAAAGATAATGCTGAATATATACATTCAATTAAACCTATTATCAAATGTATGGATGATGAAAAAGGAAAAGTGAATTATAAAGGAGAAAAAATAACGTTAGGTCCAGGTGCTTCCGTATCTGCATTGAATGAAGAATATAAACCAAATCATATGGTTCTAATTCTTGGTCAAGACCGTGATACTGATTTTAATTTTTTACGTGTAATCAGACAAAAAGGTATTCCTCGTATTATGGAAGGACCAAATAAATCTATGTCAGCAACAAAAATGAGAAATTTTGTTAAAGCGAATGATAAAGATGGATTTGTAGAAAACATGAAACCAACAGGATTGAGTTCTGAAAGAATTGATGAATTATATGAATTATTACGTGAGAGATTGAATGTAAAATTGCGTAGTCCACCAAAAAAGAGAGAAACTAAAAAGAAAATCTCTCCTGGAAAAGATATAAAATCTTCAAGAGTATCGCGAAAGAAAACAACATCTCCTGGAAAAGAAAAAGAAAGTATACTTGGTAAAAGAAAAGCAGTGTCTACTGTAAAAGAAGATACGGAAGAAAAAAGTGGTGGTTTTAGAAAATATCGTAGATCAATTAGAATTCGAAATAGAAATAGAAATAGAAAAACAAATAGAAAAAACAAATAGAAAAAACAAACAAATAAGAATTAGTATAATAATAATGGCTTAAATATAATTATTATTATATCTATTAATAATGACGACATATGTAGATGAAGACAAATCGAAGAAAAGTGAAGCAACGCACACCGAAGCAACGCACACCGAAGCAACACACACCGAAGCAACGCACACTGAAGCAATGCAAGAAGAGGAGAAGCATACTGAGGATACTCAACCTTTGAGAGATGATCTTAAAGTGAATGTTGATAATCTTGATGAAGACGTTATGCCTGAATTGGAAGATATTCAACAAACAACCGTAGCACGTTCGCAAAAACCTTCAGAAGAAAGAAAAAGTGGATTTACTATCAAGTATGAATTAAAGGATGCTGGTGTAAAAGGAAAAGGAATTTTTGCACTGGAAGATATTCCTTATGGAACAAAAGTTTGGGGACTTGTTGAAGGAAATCATTTTGTTTATAAAAACGAATCTGAATTGAGAGAACGTTTAAAAGGACAAACAATTAAAGATTGTAGATTTATTTTAAATCATATTTGGGGATTGGATAATAATACTATGTTGGAATGCAATGATGATGCTGAATATGTTAATCATTCATGTAAGTCCAATCTTATTTGCGGTTTTCAGCTGTTTACTCCAATTGATGATGATAATACATCATGTTATGCTGGTAGAGATATTAAAGCAGGTGAAGAACTTACAGATGATTATTCATTATACGGAGTCCCTGATTGGTATTTGAAGATATGCAAAGAATATAGTGTAGAATCATCAAAAGATGTATGCGAAAAATACAATGATCAATCACAACTATTACCATTATCAATGTCATTTTTTGATAAAGAATATAAAGAACCTTATTTTAAACATTTGGTTGATGTAAATATGAGTTATACGGAACACATGTTTTTATCACTCAAGTTGAGTGCACGTATGGCTTGGGGAAGTTTTACAGCATTTGTTCATGCGTTGTATCCTGATCTATTTATAACTTCTACAAGTTCTACTTGTGAGTATTTACAAAATGAATTGCAAAATAGAAAAATAAAACATAAGAAAGACTAGTTCATTAATACATATATATATATTTGTAAAAATATAACAAATATATATAATCATCATCATCATCATTTCATATACCTTATACAAATTCAATAATACTCATTCGTGAAGATATTTTTCCAGTTTTATGTTTCATATATTTTTTGATACAAGAGAGATTATGTAAATAATCCTGAGAATCATAAATATCTGCAATATAATCACCAAATTCTCTCAATGAAGATGGATTAAATTGAATACAATAACAGTTGTATTTTATTTTACGATGTTCTGCATTATATACTGTATTATACTTGCACCATGTCATAAACCCTTGAAAGTCATTCAAAAAGAGAGATGTAAGAATATAATAAGAAAATATATTTGAATTCTCTCTATACATTGTAGAACGTAATATAACACTTTTTTCATTACCACTATATAGATCTTCATACGTAAGTCCCATAAAGTCTAATATTTTAATCGATTGTTGTAAACTAAAATATTTTTCTATTTGAAGAGAGAAATCCATATATAATAAGAAATCACTCATACTACTATTTTCTTTCGATTTCAATGACATGAAACTAGTAAATGCACAGTTTATAATTCTTGCCCATGTTTCCGCGTATGCTTCTGAAACTTTAAATTCAATATCAAGAGGAAACGCAAATTGAACAATATTATTTAATGCTTCTGTAGGATAACTACTAAAATCAAAACCATATGCATGCATTGTTTCATGGATAAATACTTTAAACCATTCCTCTTTTCGAAATATAACTATCTCTCCGTTGAGAGAACATACATTTGAATATGCACTATTAACATTTTCTGTTCCAATAATAATTGTTCTTTTATTTGGAAGCGTTTTTTCAAAAGGAGTATGATATACATATATTTTTAATGTTTGTGCACAAGACTTTGATGAATATTTTATACAAATAGATAACCACATAAACATATATTCTGCATATTTTTGATACTTTTCTAAATGTGCTAATTCGTCTTCTGAGAATAACATGAAATAAATTGTAATCTCTCTATTCATGATTGTGTGTGTAAATTTTATTTGATGCTTTCCTCCGTTTTCAATGAATGATTTTATTTCTTTTGTTATGAAATATTCGGATAATAATTTTGGACGCGTAATTACTTTATTATTTTCTAATAAACCAGAGACAAAAGGAATATTAGTATATGCGATTTGAATTTCTTTAAAGAGAGATTTATACATATGTGTTGTATATTTATCTCTCTTTGTAAAATCACATTTATCGAAATAATCAATAAGATTGTTTTCAATATATTTCTTTGAATATGCTGATAAGTTCATCTGTTTGTATATATGTTATGATAAGACGAAAATTTTATGTAGTTTTTGTATATATAAGCATAAGTAATATATAAGTATAAGCATAAGTAATATATACAAGTATAAGTAAATAAAAATATATTTATAAGAATATAATATACGTTTTCATGCAAATTCAATATTCAATACGAGAAGTAGACCCCATTATTGGAAAAGGAATTATCACAAATCAGAGAATTAAAAAAGGAGATGTTGTATGGATATCTAAACGCGTATCTTATGATAATAGTCATATAGAAATGGACTACAACGTAATTACATATAATGAAAAAAATATAGAACAATATATTTCAAATCTCTCAACAATTGATTCCATAAAGAGATTTTTAGATCTTTCATATGGCGTTGCTGACGAAATACACTACATATTAGATGACGGTAAATATATGAATCACTCACCTAATCCGAATTGTATAACAGATATGTCTGATGCGACCACTTATGCACTGAGAGATATAGAAATAGGAGAGATGTTATCAGAAAATTATTCAACTTATTCACATCCAGATTATCTTATAAATATTTTGAAAAAATACAATTGCGAGCCTGATTATTATACAATTACGCAGGACCACGCAAGCTCAAATTAGAAACAGGTAATTTTGAAAATAATGACCGTGTGCATATTCGTATTCGTGCATTATTTTTTTTTATAGCTTCTAAGTGAAATGCGCGATGCTCACAGTCATTATCTAATACTTTATAGAATTTAGACTTTGTTATTTTAATCTGTTTTTTCAATATATCTTTTGGAAATAAATCGAATTTGATGAGAGAACTATATGAACATTCAATGAATACAGATGTTTTATATATTGCAAATCCATTAAACGCTGAATAAACTTCTATAAATTTATATGGCGTATTTTTCTTATAATAGTCCAATGTATTATTAAACTTTGAACGCATCTTTTCAATAACAAATTCTGCATTTTCACAGTGAAAAGGGCTATATATGTAAGGATCAAATGATAATGCCCATGTATCGTAATATCCCGCCTCTCTATCAAATGAAATGGAGTCCCATTCATCGTTTCGTTTCATAACATATTCAATAACATCTGTGTTAATCTCTCCAACACATGCATACTCATTAGAATCCATCATAATAAAATATTCATATATTGGATTGTTGCGAATATATTGTAAAATTGCGTTTCTTGCAACAGCAATATTTTTGGTTCTTGATGTAAATCTCTCTGATTTATTTATAATAATTTCAATATTGTATTTCAAATTAAATATTTCTAATAGTTCAAGTGATTTGTCTTCCGATTTATCATAAAATACGGCAATATCTACACGATTAAATATATTCGATTTTATGATTTGTATTATATTTGAAAATACGTTTGGTAGACCTTTTTCATTATTATATACACATAATCCAATTAAGAGATTCATTATTATATTATATATGATTATTTATATAATATAAATGACCGCATTAACCAACTTTTTTGACCATACATTTATAAATGTTATACTTCTCTCTATAACAGAAATATATGGTGATTTTGAATTAGAAAAATATGCGCATACAAATAAAATAGAACATTTGGCTACAGGTATTTTTGGATATTTTGGTGTTGTTTATTTTCTTATTAAATCATTACAACAAAGCAATATTCTATATGTGAATTTAATGTGGGATGGTGTATCGGCGTTGGTAAATACATTTGCAGCTATGACTATATTAGGTGAGAGATTTGAAAGTATGGAACATGTAGTTGGAGGTATTTTAATTATAGTTGGATTAATTCTAATTAAGTTGAAAAAGACAAAATCGGACTAATATTGTGTGATCCACCATCCACCCTCCACCCTATTTATATTTTTCTAGTTCTTCTTCCTATTCTTCTTTTTATTTTTTTTGTTCTTCTACTACGTATTTGTGTAATTACAATAGATGCTGGATGATGAATACTTGAGTCATACATATTATATATAATATCATATAATATTTATTTCATGGAGAGAATTACTTACGTATTTTCATTAGAATAGTTGCTGGAATAGGTTCAGATTTTGGAACGAAATATACAATCTTTGCATTCTTTGTATGTGAGAGAATTTCTTTTAAATCTTCATTTTGTGTAAATTTTGCGCGAATTGCATCTTCAATAGCTTCATTCGATGGAGTTAGTGCTTTTTTTTCAGTAATATTTTTATTTTGTTTTATATAAGAATCAACCGATTTACGTGCGGTTTCTACGTTAGTTGAAATTTCTTTCTTTTTACTATGTTTTTCATTCTCTTTGGAAATAGAATCAAGAGAGAATTTCAAATAATATTCAGGATCTGTTTTTTTAAACATAGACGCCAAACAATAATGTTCAACTGAATTCCATTTGTGTCCATCTAAAGTGAACGGAGACAACCATTCATTTGATAGGACTTTTCTCCATGATTCATCATGACGTAAATCTTTATAATTATCTATTTCCGATTTATCTAATCTCTCACCAACACCTTTTCCAGGCGCATCAAAATCACTTGCATATTCATGTATTTGAAAAACAGTTTGTCCTTTGTATAGGTCCGAATGCAATTCATTATCTTTATTTGTATTCGTATTCGTATTCGTATTCGTAATTGACGATGAACCTCCGATTAACATTTTAAAATCTGGAATAATATAATAAGGTCCTGCATTTCTCTCAAGACATTTATTAACAACAAGTTCTTTTACAGATTCCATTAAATCTTTAAATGTAAAGGCACCTATATCATCATATGTTATTAATTGATAGTGATTTCCTGTATAACTTGTCATTATGTAATATTCGGGCTCAAATGACGATATATCATAATTTAATTGACCACATTGAAATATATTGTCGTAATCATTTGCAATATACGATTTCTCTGAAAATAACATTAATTTAATATTCATCTCTCTTTCCAATGTAGAAATAGCCCATGTATCTCCCCAAAATGTATTTGTTTTAATGAGAGATTTGAACTTTTCTATTGTATCGATTCCTTTCATAAAAATAAATTCATCATTATTTTCCTTTGCAAATTCCATTTCTCTCTTTTCTCTAGAATGCTTTTTTGAAATATCTTCTGCTTCTTTAACAAGTTTCATTTTTTCAGAACGATCTTTTGTATTGTTTATTTTCTTTTTAATGTCGTCAAATGATTTTTTGAGAGATTTGGTTGTATTTGATAGATTTTTATACTCTTTTTCCGCATTTTCATGTATCATTTTATAAGTATTGAATAACTCATATGTGACATTTTTTACAAGTATATCTCTCATCTCTGAAATAGTTATGAACTTTCCTACGCTTGAAAGACCTTTTTCTATTGTTGAAAACATACAATTACCATCTCCAATCGTATCAACAATATCAAAATTTTCATCTTTCATAAATCGTTGTATCCATACTCTCTTTTTACTCTTTTGTATTATAGTAGTCGTCGTTTTATCTTGAGGGTTTTTATCAAATATTTCCTTAACCTTTTCTGGATGTTCAAAACTTATAAAAAAAAGAGGATCATCAAACTCATCTATATTAAATTCTTCGTCGTCTCCTTTTTTGTATTTCTTTTCATATAATCCTATTTGAGAATCCACCTTACTATTTTCAATTAAATAGATCGGATAATATACAACATTTTTATCTATGTATTTTTTAATGATTTTTCCTACTGCAAACTGAATGGTTTTGTCATTTACATCGGTTTCATAAATTTCAGTATTTGTATTTTTATCTATTTCTTCCATTTCTCTCTTTTCTTCATATTCAATTGTTGGATTTATAAGAGAGACAACCATACTATAAATAAATACGTTATATATTTATTTATAATTTATATTTATTTACAATTTATATTTATTTTACAACACAAATAACAACTATCTTATATCATATCAATCATATCCATATATTTAAATATTGTCTTATTTGACAGACTAACACGGTCCTTCACCTTTAATTTCGATACAGCAACCAATTCCTTTTTAATATCTCCCCATTTCGCATGTTTCTTCAGAAAAGAATGTCCTTTCGTAATCATAATATAAACAACCTCCGATAATTCTTCTACAACATTCTTATTGTCTTTTTCAGTCATCAATTGATTCATATATTTTTGTAAATCCATCATAATTTCAACAACTTTATCTTTTTCAATCGCATCATTCTTCATCAGATTTATATAAAACAAACTCAGTGATCGGCGTTTTTCATTGATTTTATTTATATCACAAAACTTATCATAATCTGTCTCTGGGTCTACATATTCAACCGTCTTGAAAACAAGATTAAATTCATCAAAATTCTTTTTAAATATTTGTTCCATAAATGGAAATTCATTCATCAGTTCTTTATACAATTTCGCATACATCTCTGAATAGAAACTATTTCCACTAGCAATTGCAAATATAGCATTACCAATCTTATTTAATTCCGTCAATAATTCTTCGTCAACTTCTGATACATCACCAACAATCTTTTTCAATTCATCCAATATATTTTGTTTTGTTGCATCATATGTTTTATCTGTCATTTTATTCAAAAACTTACGAACAGCATCAATCGATGCATAAATACCTTCCTTCTTTACAATAACGGTTGCAGCAATTGGCGCATGTCTAACTGATTTCCAATTTTCATCCATCATTCCATTTTTCTTACCATTATCGCGTTTTGGAAATTGCGGAGTTTTTACATATTCTGGATCACCAACTTGATCAGCGATTGCTTGAATAATAGCCATCGTTTCACTACTCAGCTTGAATAAACATTCATCAAACATATAGTTTTTGAAATCATCAATAGTGTATCTAATCATATTTGGTGTATCTACTTCTGACAATGCTGACTCTGACATTTGAATGGTTAATTACATATAATACATGATACATATTTATATCAATTTTATGGATTAATATACTTTTTATATTTTTTATACTTTTTATAAAAAAGTATTGCAAAAAAAATCTGAAAATAAATTTGCAAATAAATGTGCAAAAAATATGTGTAAACCAAACCGCTTAAACCTAATGTATTAAATATACTAAATGGCTGAGCAACCAGAAAAAGATGATCAACAAGAATATAAACAAATTAATACATGGGAAGATTTGGATTGTGATATGACTCTACTAAGAGGCATTTATTCATATGGATTTGAAAAGCCAAGTCCTATACAACAACGCGCTATCATCCCGATGATGAACAAAAAAGATATTATTGCACAAGCACAATCTGGAACAGGAAAAACTGGATGTTTTGCAATTGGTATTCTTCAATCTATAGATTTACAAAAAAATAAGACACAGGCAATATGTCTCGCTCCTACGCGTGAATTATCTACACAAATTAAAGTAGTCATAGACGGCATCGGAAGTATGATGAAAGGATTGAAAACACATCTATTAGTCGGTGGAACATCAACCGAAGAAGATATTCGCGTTTTAAATGATACAAAACAACCACATATTGTTATTGGATGTCCAGGTCGTGTATTCGATATGCTTCGTCGTAAGAAATTATCTACAACTGATTTGAAATTAATTGTATTGGATGAAGCAGATGAAATGCTTTCGTATGGTTTTAAAGACCAGGTATATACCATTTTTCAACAATTACCTAGTGATATTCAAGTAGCACTATTTAGTGCAACAATGCCTTCTGAATTACATAGTCTTACAGAAAAATTCATGAGAAATCCAGTTAAGGTTCTTGTAAAGACTGAACAATTAACATTAGAAGGTATTAAACAATATTATATTGCAATTGAAAATGATAATCAAAAATATGAAGCACTTAAGGATTTATTTGGCGTATTTAGTATGAGTCATTGTATTATTTATTGTAATAGTGTTAAACGTGTTGAAGATTTATATGATGTTTTGAATAACGATAAATTTCCAGTTTGTAAAATTCATAGTAATATGGATCATAATGAGAGAAATGAGAGTTATAATGAATTTAAAAATGGATCAAAACGTGTTCTTATTTCATCTAATGTGACTGCTCGCGGTATTGATATTCAACAAGTAAGCACAGTTATTAATTTTGATGTTCCGAAATGTGTGCATACTTATTTGCATCGTATTGGAAGAAGTGGACGTTGGGGCAGAAAAGGTGTTGGAATTAACTTTGTATCACAATATGATACATATAAAATTAAGGAGATTGAAGAACACTACAAGACACAAATCGAAGAATTGCCTGCGAATTGGGGTGATCAATAAAATATACAATACAAAACAATATACGTTTTATCAAGTCATAAATAATCTACTTTTCTTATAATGGTAGATTATTTTCATCTTCCGATTTCATTTCTTGAAAATAAAAAAACAATAGAAAAACATTTTATTTCAGATTTGGAATTAAAAGAAACACCTGAATCAAAATCATTATATGAATACGTTTTTAATCCTGGGAAAAACGATTTCGCACAAAAAACGATTGCGTTATGGTCTGAATATTATACATCAGATAAACATTTTTTGAAAGATAGCCAAAAATTATTGAAAAAAAATATTCCTACAATAGAAAATGATTATATAAACGTAGGCGATATATGGAAACAAATAAAAGGAGAGACTGGATTCGAAGACAAGTATTTTTATATTGAATGGGAATATTTAAAACCTCTGAATACACATTCAACTTTTATGCAGTGTATGAGCATTTATAATATGAGCTCTCCTGTTTTTTCATTAGCACTTCCTATTTTTTTTATGATATTCCCTTTCATATTATTACAAATACAGGGTATTCCAATTACAGTATCAAAATATGTAGAAGTCCTTAAAATCGTTTTCCAGAAACATCAATTTGGACAATTGTTTCAAATCGATTCGGCTACATGGGAAAAACGCGTATATATTTTTATATCTCTCGGATTTTACATATTCCAAATATATCAAAATGTTATGTCATGCATCCGTTTTTATAAAAACATGAATAAAATACACGAACAACTATTTACTATGCGTGCTTATGTAGATGATACAATTAAACGTATGAATGAAATGGAACTATGTTGTGGTCGTTTGAAAACATATGCGCCATTTATTCAACATATGAAAGAGAGAAGGGAAGTTTTAATAGAAATGCATAAAGAGATTGTATGTATTTCTGAAAATAAATGGTCTTTCAAGAAGTTTACCGAAATCGGGCACATTATGAAATGCTTTTATAAATTATACAAACATGAAGAATATAAAGAGGCTCTTCAATACTCTTTTGGTTTCAATGGATATATTCACAATATCAATCAATTGAAGAAATCGGTTAAAGAAGGAAACATGAATCCATTTAAAATCGATAAATATCCTAATGGAAAATCAAAACCGCGATTTAAAAACGCATATTTTCCGTCTCTTGTAGGTAAAGCGCCTGTTAAAAATACATATAAATTGAAAAAGTCGCTTCTTATAACAGGTCCAAATGCTGCTGGAAAAACAACAATGCTTAAAACGACAATATTTAATATATTATGTAGTCAGCAAACTGGTTTTGGATTTTATGAATCCGCGCGATTCTCTCCTTTTGATTATATTCATTGTTACATAAATATTCCAGATACGTCTGGGAGAGATAGTTTGTTTCAATCAGAGGCTCGAAGATGTAAAGATATTATTACTATTATGAAAGAAAAGGGAGATAAATCAACACATTTTTGCGTATTTGATGAATTATATTCAGGAACAAATCCATATGAAGCTATCGCTAGTGCAACCGCATTTCTTCGATACTTGAATATGAATACAAATAGCAAATATATAATAACTACGCATTTTTTAGATATATGTAAACGTATGGAAAAAGATAAGACGATTTCAAATATGCATATGAAAATAGATATGGCTGGTGAAGATTTTGTTTATACATACAAATTAGAATCAGGTATTTCAAATATTAAGGGTGGTGTGAAAGTATTGAGAGATTTAGATTATCCAGAATATATTATTAATGAAACAAAACGTATGATTCAAGATATTGTTATGTAGTAGAAGAAGGTATATGCGTTGTTTATATTGATAACAATATCTATATGCGTTGATATACGTTTAATAATATATGCTTCAAATATAATAATGCTTTGCGGTCTTATGGATGATATTAAAACAACTGTTTTAATCGGTTTGGTTATTTTATTTTCAGCTATTATTATCTATTATTTACACGAGAGAATTGTATATTTAGAACAATCTGTATCTAAACAAAATGAAGTATTGTCTGACTTTATCTCAAATGTCCAGTCTCAAGTATGCGGTATTCCTCAGCAACATCAACAATCTTTAGACGCCAAAGATAATATCAAAATTATTAGTCAGATGGATACTAATCCTTTTGATAAAATTGTTATTTCTGACGATGAAGAAGAAGATAGCGACGATGATAGTGATAGCGACGATGACAGTGATAGTGATGAATCCGACACAGATGATGAAGATGATAAAAATAGAGATATTAAAGTCATTGAACTTGTTGATAGTGAAAAAGATAAGGGAAAAGAAAAGAACAAAGAACATAATAATGATAATGACAATGACTTGAAAGAAATGAATGATGATGATTTATCTTCGTCGTCGTCTTCTGTAAATGTTAAGAAAATAGATCTTTCAAATAAAGATAATGATGATGGAACTGCTTCAACATTTGCTGCAGATGTTGATTTGAAAAAACTTAGTGTAGGAGAATTAAGAAATTTGATTGTTTCAAAGGGAAGCGTTTCTGTTCAAAATGCTAGTAAAATGAAAAAACAAGAATTAATTGATGCATTGTTGCATAAAGTATAAACTTTTCTATACTTTTTCTAAAAAGTATTTTTTTAAAAAGTATATATAAGAAAGATGAGTTGGGGAACATGTTATTCTGGAAGCAATAATATTCATAAAGATTTTCCGCCTATTATGTCTGATGGTAGAAATTTTGCTCAATGGCAACCTGGAACTGTCATCAGCGAAAAAATAAAATTACAAGCAGGTATAACATCTAATTGGCAATACAGAAAATATATGGTTGATAATGCTGAACAAATTATTAAAAATAATCAAGTCGCGGCTTGTGATGAATGCTGTGCTATCCCTGCTATGAATCAAATGAGACAAGGTCAACAAAATAGTCCATATTTGTATCAGTCTTGTAGCGATAATACACAGCCATTTGGATATGAATCAAGTGATCTTAAAAATTTGTATATTTCAAACTTTCAATTACAATCACGTATGGTTACACCTGTTATAACTCAATCACAACTTTTACAATACGGTATTCCACGATCCAAGTAATAAAGTTAAAAAATATTATATTAACTATTTAATTATAATATTTTTTCATAGTCTATAGCACATTCTATCGTACATACATTTCTACTCTTGCAGAACGATTAATACCAGTTTGGTCTTGATATGCGGCATAATCACCTGCAGAATACGCAGGGTTATTCATTCCAATACCGCCAGTTGAATCATTACTACCCCAGTCGGTTTGTTCGTTCCATCCAAATCCCCATCTTACATGACGATAAAGACCCGCTTGATTTAGTGTAAAGTTTATACCATAAAAATTATTACCGCTTTGACTACTAAATGCTGTTCCTCTTTCAACACCTTTTGCAACACCAAATGAAACATTAGTCGCAGTTGAAAAATAATTAATAAGTGTTTGTCTTACTCCGTATTTATAATTGTTTTTTATCCAACACCAATTATTGTATGTAGGCAATGATAGACTACCACCGGTTCCGACTACACCAGATACAGTGTTTGTATAATTATATGGAATATCAGGCCAGAGTGCTAACATATCTTTGCATTTAAAATAATTCATTGTATGAAACTTTGCATCCGCATTATTACGAGTATTGTCAGATGGGTTCAATGTAGTTACTGTAGTCCAGTGTGATGAACTATATTGAAATGTACTTCCAGTTGTAGCTTTCATCGCCATCATCCATCCACCTCCATCTACTGCACTATTCATAATACAATACACTTGTGTTGGTCCTACTGTTGGCAAATTAATCCAATACACGCCATCATCGTTTGTTCCAGTTTGATTTTTAATATATAATGCACTTGGTGCGGCTCTATCTGCGGTTGACCCATCAAGATAAGTATAAAGGGTGCTTACTGTTGAACCAGCATAATTTGTGCTGACAATATAATTTGAACCTGTATAATATACTGCATTCCCATCATTAAAACCAGGAGAATTATATGATGTCATATAAGGTATACCATAAGTATAATCAACATCTCCAAATGTTCCTAAAAATGCGTTTGCAAAATAATCTCCGTTCGGCTCGCTAAAAGGTATATCTTTAAGATACCATAATCCACCATCTTTTGTTCTCCAATCAGGTGCACCGTTGTATGAACCTGTTGTTGAACCACTATTTCCATAACGTTGGTCAAACATAGCATAACCGGAATAATTACCATAAGAAGCAGTTTTATATATATTGATTGTTTTCAAATACGTAGTATAATTACTACCAAGCACATTATAAATATAATCATATATACTTTTCCAGTGTGTTTGACTACGAGGAACCATTAATTCTAAACCAAGTTGGGTTCCGGAATGTGGGAGTGTTATATCATTTACACTCATACCTTCATTTACATGATAATAATCAAACCCGCCGTTTTTAATATCAACATACATTTGAACTGCATTTTTCATTGATGCCGATTTTATCCAATAATAATTATTGGGCAACCATGGATTGGATAAATACATTGCATAACCACTTGTTGCTGGATTTTGCGGAGTTGTTCCTTGGATTTGGGTTGTTATTGTTTGTGCACCATTTTTAATTGAATAAGTGTATATGGTATTGTTTTTATACGAATATACGTTTTTTATTTCCGCGGCAGATAATACACGATTATATACTCTGAAGTCGTCGATATATCCGTTAAAATAACCTGTACCACTCCAATGAGTTTTTCCAATATAACAAAGTGTTCTAGTTACAGTTGTTAATGGATAATAACCTACAAATATTTTTTTAAATACTCCATCTATATAAACTTTCCAAGTGCTTGTTTGACTACCAGCCGAAGCATATGTTAATGTCCAAGTTATATGTCTCCAAACATTGTCATTGTAACTAGTTATATCTGAAAGAACTAAAGGAGTAGTCGAAGATGTTTCATTTGAACAATATAATGCTAATTGATTCGCACCATAAGCATTTATAACGCACAATATATTATTATTCTCTTGTCCATTACCAAAATCAAATACTCTAACATTAGTACCGCTTCCATTTGATTTATACCAAAAGGAAAAGGTGAGACCATTTGTAGTTGACGTGAAATTTGCAGTTTGAACATACTGCGACGATGCATCAGACAATGAAAGTGAAGATAATGATAAACCGACTTTATAATCTCCAATGCTTACTGTAGCCCCGCCATATAACGTTGCATCAAATACTATATTATTTGGGTTCGCATTATTAGCAAGCGTTGTTCCACTTTTATCGGATGTTTCAAATGGATAATACATGATCAACTGGTTATTGGATACTGAATTTATAAATAATCGACTGTTGTAAATATTGTGAATTTCAGATGAAGATAATACACGATTATATATTCTGAAGTCATCTATATATCCGTTATAATAAGGATCTGCCCAATTGCTTTTTCCAAGATAACACTGTGTTCTTGTAATTGCTGTTTCTGGATAATAATGTGTATTTGTTGCTTTATATATACCATTTATGTATATATTCCATACACTTGTAGCACTACCCGCTGCAGCATATGTTAATGTCCATACAACATGTCTCCAAACATTATCATTATAACTACTTATATCTGTTAAATAAAAATTATTTGTATTTGGATCTGATTTATAATTACAACGAAACCCTAATTTATTTAAATTATCACCATTTGGAGAACAAAGTATATTATCAACATTTGCTCCATTTCCAAAATCAAATATTCTTCCCCATGATGGATTTGCATTTGACCTATACCAAAATGAAAAAGTAAGACCATTTGTAGTCGGTGTGAAATTTGCAGTTTGAACATATTGTGATGAAGCCGAATTTAAATATAGTGATGAACCACCGACTTTATAATCGGCATTGCTTACTGTCGCACCGCCATATAGCGTGGCTTCATATGCATTTGTTGCATTATTTAAAAGAGTCGTTCCATTTTGGTCAGACAATTCAAAAGGGAAATATGCTGATAGATTAGTATTAGATATCGTATTGGATACTGTCTTTGTATATAATTGATTGGATGGATATGCTTGACAATAAAAATACCCTGTTCCTTCGTAAACTGCTGTTCCGTTTGGAAGGGTGAAACGGCACCTAATAAATTCACCTCCACCTCCATCACCGAATTGTATTCTTATTGGATAATATTGCCCTGCAACTAAAGTCATTGAACCACTTACATCAATTCCTCCATTGTAATTGCTATTGACAAGACTATTCGCAGTTGTATATCCAGATAAAGCATTGTCGCCTAACCACAAGTAACTTGAATCATCGCTTGCTAAGTAAAATGTATATGTTCCAGAAGTAGGAGCATAAAACGCTCCCGTCCATTCTACACTATAAATTGGTTTTGCAACAACATTAATACCATACATTGCATCTTCATTTCTATTTGAATTATTAAACCCACAAGTCGCAGCATATGTATTTCTCAAATTGGTTGTCACGCCAGTATAGGTTGGTGTATTATTGTTAAAAAATGTAGGGTCATTTGCAAAGTATACATTATCATAATAACGCATAAACAAACCATTACGCAAAGAGGAATTACCCAAAGAAGATAGTTGAACTTTTTGGTTATTTGCAACTCCTAATAGTTTTTTTACTTGACTATATTTGATAGGTTTAGTTAGACCAAACGCATCTATCAATTGAGAGAATTTAAGTTGTCCCGATGTATTTAATACATTCATACCACGTTCAAAAACAGAACGTTCATTGGTGGTTAGAAACGATTTGAAAATGTAAAGGAAACTCATTTTTCCATTAAAATAATTTGCCGAATTATTATCTCTCCCGATATATTCATTGCCCTTCACTCCACTCCATTCAGAGCGAACAGTTGATATTCCTTGTGGAACTCCATTAACAAATAAATAACTATATATACTGTCATATCCATATGATACAATATTACCTGAATTATATACATTGTTTCCAGAATAGTCGTTTTGATACCAAGAATTGATATAACCTGTGCTGGTGCGAGAGAAGTTATTCGTTGAATTTTCTATGGCACCACTACCTCCACTACCAAGCCAACAACCTGTTAAATTATTAATGTCGCCGTGTTTAACAATAACCGTATATGTAGATGGATTGACCTTTATTGAAAAATAAGTGACACCGTAACCAGGGGAACCAATACCAACACCAAATTTAGGTTCATATGTTGTCTGACTATAATCATTCACATTACCACTATAGTAAAATGCGTTGGATTGATACATATCAATAATATTATTCAAAAGACGAAATATAATCGTTGCACAATTTGTATCCGTTCCATTATAAAATGCATAAATAACACTAAATTGATTATCAACAATGGGTGTTCTACTATTAGACATATATTTTGCTATAGTAAAATTACCAATCGAATTACCATTCATATAAACATCTGCGTTCAAAACACCATCATAAATATCTTCAAGTGATGCGGGTTCGGTTATTAATGGTGTTCTTGCATTTGGGTTTACAGATAAGTATGACATACTAGATGAATAATCATATATATCTAATAATAATTTATTTGGTGCAGTTCCAGATGGTAAATTAAAAAAAGAATTCCCTGATGTGAAATCGACTTGATTATTTGTAAAGTCAAACGTTGGTTGATATGATGTATTTGTTTGTGTCGCATGATTACCCTTTCCAGATTGATCATACCAAGTAGTTATATAAGCAGTTGAGGTGCCTAACCAACTTTTCAAACTTGTTCCTGAACCATCTAATTGTGTCCCGATTTGTCCAAATGCATTTGAATAAAAGTCTGAAGTCGCATTATCACTACTTCTTCTAATATTGAATGTTGGTCCAGTATATGAAGTAGATGTTCTAGTCATTGCATATGAGCCACTACATTTTGATGTGGGTATTATATCTAATGGAAGATTATAAGAAGTAGCCATTATTATATAGAAATATTTAATTACACAAAATTTATTTTCATTTATTGACATCGTAAAAATAATATAAAGAGTAAACCATTATAAATTGTAAATAAAATGACAAAAATTCTTGTAACAGGTGGTTCTGGGCTGATTGGAAAAGCGCTGCAAAATTATATATTTCATTCTGATTATACAGAAAATGAATGGATATTTTTGAGTAGCAAAGACTTGAATTTATTAAATGAAAATGATACTGTCGATTATTTGGAAAAGGTTCGTCCACAGATGGTTATTCATTTAGCTGCTCGTGTTGGAGGTCTATACAACAATATGAATAACAATGAACGTATGTTTACAGACAATATGAAGATGAATTTAAATATTATTCTGGCGTGTGAAAAGGTCGGTGTTAAACGCTTTGTATCCGTGTTATCCACATGTATTTTTCCTAATGCTCCACCAGCCCTTCCGCTTACAGAAGATATGATACATTCTGGTCCGCCACATCATAGCAATGAAGGATATTCAATGGCGAAACGTATGTTGGAGGTTCAATCGCGTCTTAGTAAAATGGAGTCCATTTGTCTTATTCCAACCAATTTATTCGGTCCTTATGATAATTTTGCGATTGAAGATGCGCATGTTATTCCAGCATTGATACATAAATGTTATTTGGCGCGAAAAGAGGGGCGACCATTTAAAGTCGCTGGATCTGGAAAAGCGGTTAGACAATTTCTTTATAACGGTGATATGGCTTCTATTCTTTATTGGGCGGCTATTAAAAAAGAAAATGTTAAAAACAACCACGAGATGTATATATGTGCGCCTGGTGAAAAGGATGAAGTGACGATTGAAACAGTTGCACGAATCATTGCAAAGAAGATGGAATATCCTGTAGAATTTGATGTTTCATATGCAGAAGGACAACAAAAAAAGACCGCGTCCAATCGTAAACTTTTAGAAGAAATGCCTGAATTGACTTTTTCGTCGTTTGAAAGTAAATTGAATGATACGATTGATTGGTTTGTTGAGAATTATGATGTGGTGCGTAAGTGAAACGAACCTATGTGTAAGTGAAACGAACGAACTAACCTATGTGTAATTGAAACGATATATATCGTAAAATTGAAATACTATTTAGTTATAGATATTACACAAACCAGCAAAAAGAATAATGTCTACAACTAGTCAATATGAAGACAATATCGAACGACTTATTGTCATTCAAAAAGCGCGGGAAAAAAGAAATGAAGTGAAGCATCAACGATTTATTGAAGAGCAGCAAACTACAGAGGAACAGAATAAAAGAGATGCAATTCAAACTACAAATTTGGTATCCCTATTAGCTAATAAATACAATTTTGATGTAGCGGATGCTTTACAATATATTTCCAAAATGATGAATTCATCAACAGATGCAGTAGATGCAGTAGATGCAGCAGCCATTCAAAATAATGAAGCAAAAATCAAAAAAGTAGTTGTTAAACATAAAAATAAAAATACACCAATGAAGGATGATAATGCGGTTAAATTGATAAATATGACACCATTAAAAGTCGATGATACATCATATAACAGCTATTTGTATAAAGGTCAGGTTATAATACCTACTAAGAATGATGAACCACAATACAACAATGTTGTGGTCAAATACCCATTATATGGTAATTTGGAAGAATGGAAAGATACATATATAAATTGTAATGATGAAGCACGATTGTATAAATCATTACAAACAAGAAAATGCCCTAATTTGCTTGAATTTTATGGAACACATGGTTCTGGTTTGGTTATTGAAGAAGTAGACGGAGGTTCATTGTCAGATATTATATCGGATAACGATGTAGAGAAACAAGTGTGGAATTGGAGTCAACTTGGAAAAGATGTAGCTTCTGCATTGTCATACATGAATAAATGTAATATATCACACAATGATTTAAAACCACAAAATATTTGCTTTTCCATTAGGAAGAACATTTGGAAATTAATTGATCTCGGTCTTGCAACAAAATTGAGTTGTAAAGTCTCACGTTCTATTGGAACAGATGGTTTCCGTGCTCCGGAAATAAAAGAAGACGGTAAATTGCATGTAAACTCTGATGTGTATGGTTTGGGTATCATTATGAAAGATTCGTTTAGTGTGTGGCGTGAAAGATATGATACTCTAATTACACCGACTAACAATAATAAAGCAAAAACACTTTATTCAAAGCTGAAAACAGACATGAAAAAATTGGTAGTTCAAATGGTTGAAACAGAACCGGATAAAAGACCTTCTGTCAAGTTATTAGTTAATAAATTCAAAAATTTACAAAAGCGTGAAAATAAATTAGTAGAATTAGTTAAGTGAATAAATAATTGAGAGAATAAAATACATGAGATAATAAAATACATGAGAGAATAAAATACATGAGAGAATAATATTATATACGATTTTTTTTACATAAACACAATTATTTTGTATATGTAAAATATTGCGCGAGATGAGAGTTCTAAGTATAGATGTAGGAATTAAAAACTTGGCGTATTGTTTATTAGAAGCCGATTTAATGAATAAAACATATAAAATAATTCAGTGGGATGTATTGAATCTTCTTTGTGAGACAAATTATAAATGCAATCATACATTACAAAGTAAGAAATCAATAAAAGAAAAAAAAGATGAAGTTTGTGATAAAAAAGCGACGCATTCTCTCAACGATAAATTCGTGTGTTCTCTCCACATGAAGAAATTATATCCTGAAAATATTTCATTAAAAACGTTGAAAAAGGCAAAAGTTAACAAACTAATAGAACTTGCAACTAAATACAATCTTACATGTAATGATAATAAAAAGCAAACATTAATGGATGTTCTTGAACCGTATATAAGAGAGAATATGTTTCAGGAAATAAATATTGCAGTATCTGCAAATCATATGGATTTGGTATCTATTGGTGTATCTATTCGAGATTTGTTTGATGTGCACTTATCTGAGGATGTTTCCATTGATAAAATCATTATAGAAAATCAAATAAGTCCTATTGCAAATCGCATGAAAAGTATACAAGGGATGATTGCTCAGTATTTTATTATGAAAAACAAGACGGATATATCATTTATTTCTTCGGCGAATAAACTTAAGTATTTTCTTGGAGGAAAGAAAACGGAATATAGTGAGAGAAAGAAGTTAAGTGTTGATATAACAAAAAATTTATTGTCTAAAAAGAATGAATATTTAACGAATCTCTCTTTTTTCACAACACATAAGAAGAAAGATGATTTAGCAGATTCATTTCTTCAAGGATTATGGTATTTGTCAAATACATATCATTTTGATTATGCAAACGTAGTGGGTGCAAACGTAGTGGGCACAAACGTAGTGGGCGCAAATGTAATAGGCGCAAATGTAATAAATAAGTAGACAAATGGATATATATTTTTGAATAAAGATATATCATCGCGGAAGGCTTAAAATTAAAAGATATATAATAATATTAATAATGGAACCAGAAGTCATCGAAATAAGTAATTTAAATGATTCACCTGTAATCAATCTGAATAATAAACCATCAGTGAATTTTGGTGGAGGATTAGAACTTTTAATGAATGATAAAATAAAAAAAGATAAAGGTAGTAGTAGCTCACAAAATCCAGATATTGATTTAGGTGATTTAGATGAACTTGAGAATGAATTAAATGGATTAACAAATACATCAAGTTCATCATCAGGATCAGGATCAAAATCATCTATGTTTAATGATGTTTTAAGTAGCAGTAGCAGTGGAAGCAGTAGCATTCGATTGAATGTTTCCGATAAAGATGATGAAGAAGATGAACCAATTGATAGTAAATTCTCATCTGTAAAAGTTGATAAGACATGGGATGGATTTAACAAGTTCAATAGTATTCCAGTAGATAAAGAATTAGCACCTCAACCAAAATTAACCGCCGAAGAGTTGTTAAGAGAGAAATTTACTATATTAAGAAAGTTAGAGGCATTAGAGAAAAAGGGAGTCAAGTTGACGAAAAAGTATGGAATGGATTCGTCTTTGGCGGAAATGCAAGGTGAATACGAAATGATTATTGCAGATAAAGAACGTTCAAATAGTTGCAAGTTTCAAGGACGTATGTTGATGGCGGCAGTTACTGGATTAGAATTTTTAAATAATAAGTTTGATCCGTTTGATATTAAATTGGATGGTTGGGCAGAGCAATTAAATGAAAATATAGAAGATTACGATGAAATCTTTTCAGAATTGCATGAGAAATACAAATCGAAAGCGAAGATGGCGCCTGAATTAAAGTTATTGTTTCAATTAGGTGGTTCTGCTATTATGGTTCATATGACAAACACCATGTTTAAGTCATCACTTCCTGGAATGGATGATATCATGAGACAGAATCCTGAATTGATGAAGCAATTTACACAAGCAGCTGTAAATAGTATGGGAGAGACGAATCCAGGATTTAGTGGATTTATGAATAATGTTATGGGAAGCCAACAACAGCGAAGTATGCCTCCACCGAATGTAGCACCAGGTCCACCACCAGCACCAATGTATACACAAACTGTTCGCAGTCAGCGTCCAACAAATAGACCAGATATGAATATTGCGCGTGGTGGTGGAAGTGGAGACGGAATTAGCATTCAAGAACAGTTTGCAAGTGTTGGTCCAGAGGCACCTGAACAATCCAGACCTTCGGCGAAGCCTACACGTCCAGAGATGAAGGGACCTGGAGATATTAATGATTTATTGTCAGGCTTGAAGAAAAAGACAATTAATACAGAATCGTCATCTACTATTAGTGCACAAGATATGAAAGAAATGATGGATGCAAAAGCGCCTATGAAGACAAAGAGAAGACAAAAGAGTGATAAAAACACTATTAGCTTGGATATATAAAGGGGCGTTGCCCATTTGGGTATAATATAAAGTATAAAATAAAGTATAATAAATACAAAAACATTATTTATTATAGTTAAAAAATGTTGGAAATTCAATTTGAAGGTTATACCATCTTGATTGGAGAGAATCAAAAAGAAAATGACCAATTAGTTAAAACATCAGATCCTGATGATTATTGGGTTCATATTTCTGGGTATTCAAGTGCACATGGTATAATTAAAAATCCAAATAAGGAGAGAATAGGAATAAAACCGATTAAAAGAGCATGTTGTATTGTAAAATCAAAAAGTTCAAAATGTAAATCAATGAAAAATGTTGCGTTTGATTATACAAAAATTAAAAATGTTATACCATCTGATATTGCTGGACAAGTTTCTTTATTAGAAAAGTGTTCACAAATACATATTTAGTTTTGTGTGTATTTATTCTTTATTGTTTTTATTCTTTATTGTTTTTCTTTTTCTTATTATTTTTTTTCTTTTTACATTATCCTTTTTTTTAATTGTTTTTCGACCTCCTTTTTTGGGAGGTAATGTTGGATACCCGTATCCATATGGAGGATAACCATAAGGCGGATAACGATACAACGGTCGTGTTATTTTTTCGGGCTGTTTTATATTTCTATTAAAAAAGAATCGACTATAATCATCTTTATGTTTTTTTTGCAGATCAATTCCAAATAATGAAAATGCTAACAAATTAAAATCATTTTCCATATTTTTCTTCTTATCAACACAATTCAATTTTACAAAGTCAAAATAAGAAGGATTTTTAGATTTATCAAGAATAGTTAATTCAACAACAATATTGATTGTATTCAATGGATTTTTTCTTATTTCTATTTTTTTCTTTTCTTCTTCCGGTTTATAATAAGGATGTCCATAAGGTCCATATGGAGGTGCATATAGTTCATATGATTTCGTTGTTTCTTTAACTTCTGGTGGGATGTCGCTTTGTTTTATATTTTCATATATAACAGGAGTATATACTGGTTTATGATTTCTTTCGTCATAAGAAACTTTAATGAATTTATTTTTTCTTTTATGTAAGAATCCTTTTTCATATAAAATTTTGTATTTTGAAATAATATATTCTTTCCCTTTTATTTCAATTGTTCTCTTCTTTGAAAAATAATAGTCAATAATAAAATTAATATTATATGGTATTGTATTCAAAATATCATATTCAGTATTTTCAATATTTATAGGTTTTAATTTATTTTTTTCTTCTTCTATTTTTTCTTCTTCTCTCTTTTTATCTTCTTCCATCCATTTTTCTTCATATTCCTTTCTTTTTTCAGGATTTTTTTTACTTTCTTCCATTTCTTCTTTTCTTATTTCTTCTTGTCTCTTTTTTTTTTCTTTCTTGCTTTTTTCTTCAATATCATATTGATTATCTTTAAAATACCGTTTTAAATCTTCGAACGATTCTAATCGACTAAATAGTTCTAATTCATTTGTTTTATGACCCGCATTTTCAATCATAATATCATTTAATTTTTTATATTTTAATAAATAAGTATGCTTATAATCATACATATTTTTGTTTAACATACGCAGTTCAAATAATGTTTTGTCTGTTATATTCAAATCACCTTTTGTTACGAAAAATATATTCAAGTTTGTATTTTCATAATTACTATTTAATAGTTCTTTATGTTCTTTACGTTCTTCTAGAACCATACCTTTTGTCTATAATATATAAATATTTTATATATTATGTGTCTTATAATAATACATAATACATAATACATAATACATAATACATAATACATAATACAAAACAATTACAACTTGTTATAATTCATAAAATGAATAAAATTATTTTGTCTCTCTAATTGATTATTTTTCTCTGCTTTTTTAATTGTTTCCAAAGCATCATTTAATTCTTTTTCAGATACAGATCCATTTGTTTGTTCCATAACTAATTTCATACGATCAAAATGATTTGGAATTAAACAAAATTTACTATCTTCATTAAGTAAATATTCTTTAGAAACAAAAAATATAAATGTAACAATTGCTGCTATAATAATATCTCTTGTTCCAACAAACATAACAGTAAAAACAAGTATTTCTCTCGCAATACTATTACGCAACGCATGTTCTTGTGCTTTACTTAATCCAAAATCAACATATCTTGAACTTATATTCAAAAACATCATCATAATTGCAAGAATAAATTTATTATCATTTATTGGTTTTACTAAATCATTTATCATAATACATAATGTTTAGAAAATAATATGTATTGCACGAGAGATTATATATAGATTATGCTTAGATTATGCTATTGCAACGCATAATATTTATACATTGAAATTGTGTATATTCAAAAAAATATATAAAAACATTTAAAAATTTATTAAAATTATATCCATATAAATGGATGTTTGCAATATTCCTTAATCACTCTCATATCTGGATATGTAATTGAAGTTGATTTCCATGAAATTGGTCTATACCATATAAATTCAATATTATTATTAATACATTCAATTAATGAAAAATTAAATATATTTCTTATTTCATCTTTTGTTAAATTTATTTTATTAGAATAATTTTCTATTAAAAATTTTTCATAAAATCTATTATCATTAATTGATTGTAATTTAAAAAAATTACACATAACATCAATTGTTCCACCTACAATTATATCTAAAAAATATATACTAGAAGTCTCTATACCTGCTATAACAGTTATCTTTTCAGGATAAGAATTTATTAATAATTCCAAATATTTATTATAATCAGATGAAATTATATCAAAACGTGTTCTCAATATATATTCATAACCATTTTCTTTAAGAAAATTTAATCCATTAAATACCGTAATAAATTGTGGTTTATATATCATTTGCAAGTTTGTATTATTATAAATAATTTTAAAATTATTATTAATTAATTTGACGATATATTCAGAGTTTTCATTTTCCCAAATTGATGCAAACTTATTTGTTATATTTTTAGTTTGATTTATTAAAATATCAATAGTTTCTGAGTGTATTTTTCCTGTAAATAATATTGCTATTTTTTTTATATCCATAATAATATTATTTATATTTTTAAATAAAATGATAGTAATAATTAAACATATTAAAACATCGATGCACGTTTAGGACGTAAATTCTCTTCATTATGAATTTGTTCTACTGAATCAGTTATAGTATATGAACACGATTCATCACATGGATTGCATGTCTCTCCATTTGTAAAATTTAAAGGAAACTTTTTCTTAATATCATCAATCTTCATCTCTTTACCTTTTTCATCTACAAATATTTGTGAAGATGATCCTGGTTTAGTTCTACAATGATTTTTTCTAAAATCTGCAGTAGAAGGTATATTACTAAATGTAATTCTGCTTGAACTATTTCCTTTTAAATTAGGGTTAGCACTACCAATTAAGGCTCCAGGTGTATCACCAATAATACTTGCACCAGATGTTGTATTCTCCAAACTATTTTCATTAAACTTATTTCTATCCACAGATGAATTCAATAAATCATCAGATACACTACCTTCCATACCTTCGTATATTATTTCGGAAAATAGAACAATAAGCAATGCAATTAATAATCCAGATATAGTGCTGTATAAAGATGCTAGAATAAGAAGCCCAATAAAAACAATACGTCCTAATAGTGTATTGCTAAATCGTATAATAGCATAAGGTTGAATATATAGAAGAAGTATAACAATAACTAAAAGGATGATTTCTTCACGATGCATATGTTTTATATATTCTGTTTATATTTTTTAAGGAATGGTGTGAAATAATAATATATTGATTTTTTATAGGGAGATGAGTTATTTAGCATTTAATGCAGCACCCATCAAAGATAATGAAAATACAAATGGTAATGCAAATGATAAAAAACGTAATGCGCGCAACAAGACAATAAAGAAATATAGTTCAAGCGGAAGCGGAAATGGACGTGTAGCAGATATGATTAATCAAATACATCAGTCCTCTTTATTGAATGATGATAATGATAATGAAATGGGCGATTTTAATTTACCTTTACCTGAATCAGTTGGAAATCAACGTAAAGCTGAAACAGAAATTAAGCAACAACATAATTCATTTGTTCCACATGAAGATCAATCTCAAGGAAAATGGCAAGGAACATCGTGGAATCAAGCACATAATCCTCCACAACAAATGATGCAAGAAAGACATAACTACTATCAAAATCAAAACCAAAATCAACAACCTAAAAATGAAGAAGGTGATCCTGCAATCTCTCGTGATGGTTTTCAAAATCTCTCACCAAATTCATCCGATTATTTTAACAAACAAATCCCTTATTATAACCAGATGAGTTTAGGTGGTAGTGTTCCAAATAGAGATGAATTGTTGACAAAGCTTAACTATATGATACATATTTTAGAAGAACAACAAGATCAAAAAACGGGTCATGTAACGGAAGAAGTTGTATTATATTCATTTTTAGGAATATTTATTATTTTTGTTATTGATTCATTTGCACGTGCAGGTAAATATGTAAGATAACCACACACACACACACAAACATCCTAATGTTATTAGTATATAAAAAAACAATCTGAACATGGATACGAGTAGCATCCATAATTATATAAAAAAAACGCAGTAGGATATTGAATGATTGCTCCTGTTTTAGCATTATTTATTAAAATATTATTATGACTAGTATTTTCAATAATAATTTTTGACACGGTTTTATCTCTCTTTTGTATTTGTTGTAATACTTGTTTAAAACCAATAACAAAAAGTTCTTCAGAACAATTTGATAATGATGCAATACAATCAACCGTTTGTGTAGTTGTTGTTTTATTATCATTTTTAATATTCGGACTCGACTCATCAAACCATACAGATTGCTTCTTCAATACATATACAGCATACAACGTATCCTTTTGAAATATTCCAAAAATATAATAATTCTCAGTCTTTAAAAGATTCACAATATTAGATATTTCCGGAAGTATAATACAATCAAATTTATTATACTCTTTCATAAAATATGTAAACAAACGCAAATTCTTCTCAGTAATTTCCATTAATGAAATTGCATTTGTAGGGAATACTGGAAGCAAATGTGGTGCATACACAGATATATCATATCCATACGTCGTAAATGTTGTCAGAGGAATAATCGCATTTAATTCACCTTCTCTCTTAAATAAATAGGTATTCACATTTCTCTGAAGACGACTAAGATTATAATAGTGTGTTGCAATCATTTCTGGCGCAATTCCCTTCTTTCTATAGTCTGGATGCACACAAAGGTTGTCAACATAATATAATGGAAGTGTTTTTAATCCTTTCATTGTTATATGTAATATCCTAGTTGTTATGACTGAAATATATTCATCCACTGGATATGTTTTTTCTATCGCGGATGTTAGTGCTTTTTTTTCAGTAAAATGAGGATCAGTTATGGCTGACTTGAAATCAAGCGGAGGTTTATCAAAAAGTAATTTGGATTTTTTATATATAGAAACATGTGATGGATAATTTGAGTTATTTAAATAGCTCATTATATTCGATTTTGTTGGAAGATATTTGATTTTGTCTTTGCGTAAATAATACGAATTTATGAAATTACATATGCGTGTTGTTGTAGTATCATCGAGAGATTCTGTGTTTATTGTTTGAATATCCACAAGATTAACATATTTGTTTATCTGAGGTAGACCAGTGTTAATGTGTTTCGGAGGTTTTATCCAATACATAATATCATATATGTGAAAAACAGGCTGGACACTCCAGAAATGAAATTTTATTTTAACATAGGCGCACAATATTAAATAAATGATAATAATGCAAAATATAAAAAGTCCCAAATAGGTTAACATTAATAATACTTTTTATATTTATAGTTTTATAATTTATGAAAGGTATCTACCGCGTTGTTGTATACCGCGTTGTTGTCTACCGCGGTGTAAATATTTAATTGTTGTAAATAAAATACGGCATTATGTATAAAGATACAATCATTATAATAATATTCGTATTTGCACTTTGACTTGCGAAATAAGAAGCAGCTAATGACGCCATTACCATCATACCACTATCAGATAAAATCGCTTTATATGATACTTCATCAGCGTAGTCCTTAAATGTATCCATCATTTGGTTAACTCCTCTTGGAATATTTGTAAAAAGAACGTAAAATAATATATCATGTATTATTTGCACAACAACTGCTAAAAATACGAATTTTATAATGGAAAAACTTGCAAAAACAGAGTAATAAATATATCTGGTAATAATGAGACCAATTAAAATAATTAATACATCCGCAATAACTGCTGATAAGTTGTATTTACTATACCATTCTCTCAATACGCGCGATTTTAGTATATTTGTATTTAATAATAATATAACAAATAGATCAGTTATCATAACACCATTAAATAATGGAATATAATCATTTGTATTGTTGAAGATTGCAATATTTTTGAACATTTTACTTGGTTGTTTTATAATATATGTTTTGAAAATCTATTTATTCGTAGATAATATTACACATTTGAATAATTAAAACGGCACATTGTGCCGTTCAAATTCAAAGGTAACGTTACAGATAAATGAATTAACAGGCACGCACAGCGAGCCAATTTAAATATTCATCGGTGTAAATTTGGGGATCCTAGAGGGTGCCTTAGCACCCCTTATTTAGTGCGGCTTTTGTAATATATACAAATATTGACTTTCATATTGACATCGAATCATATCCACTTTACTATGTAATATAAAACCCGCTTCTTTCGCCATTGTTAATATCTTCTTTTGTGAATCCATGTATAATTTATGCTCATTTTGACGAACACTTTCATTCGTAGTATCTTTAAATGTTTCATGAAGTATTGCAATATCTCCATTCAAGTCAAAATTACACTTGTAATCATATTTATCAAACTTTACAACCGTATTTGTTATACGCTTATCTGCATATTTTTGTGGAGAGATAATAGATGTCGCAGTTCCTGCTGGTAATATAGGATCAAAATTCTCTCTATCGACTAAATGCAATATAAGAAATCCTCCAGGTATTAACCACTGCATACAATTAGTGAAAAATCTCATTTTATCTTTCATGTAATAAATAGTAAAATATAGACATGTTATGTGTGAAAAAGAACCAGAGTTAAATAACATTGTATCCATAACATCACCTTGCTTAAATTCACTATCTGGATAATTTTCTTTAGCCTTTTCTACCATAGCCTTAGAAATATCTATTCCAATTGCCTTAATACCTTTTTTATTAAAGGCATCAACATGATGCCCTGTGCCTGAACCGACATCTAATAGACTACTCATATCAGTTGGAGGTTCTATTTTTGTAATCTCTCCAATTTCAAAATGATTTTTTCCATAATTATGAACCAAATCATCATATACGCTAACATAAAATTCATCGTATATATCGTTTTCTTTTTTAACAATAAATTCCTTTTTTGGTTGTTGGTTTGTTGCATCAAATCCTTCTACTATTGATCTTGTGTTTCTAACCCATTTAACAAATATAAGAATAATAACAACAATTAACATTATATAACACATTTTTTGTAAAAATGTTGAAGAAGCCCATATTTTAAATGGCGTATATGTCATTATATGTAATACGTCTATATATTTTTTATGTTGATTTTTATAGTTAGTGTGTAGTAAATGAATGTGAATAATGATTCCAAAATGAATGTTCTTATTAATGATAAACGACCCTTTTCAGAGTTCAAAGGTATAACATTTTCAAATTTTAAAAAGTCGAAAGTTATGAATGAACTTATACAATGTTTAATTAATTCTAAAATAGAACCAGCATGTTATTGGTGTTCTGAATTAATTTGTGCAGGACACTTTGGTGATGTATGGGATATTATTATATTATATGTCTCTAAATACATTCATTTAGGCAATCCAAAATTGCCGATTTATATTGCAAAGCGTATAGAACAATTCAAAACAATTGTGTCAAACGGATATTTAGAAGATGAAATATTGATGAGAAATCATCCTCAAATACGTAATCTTTTCGCAGAAATAATCGCTATTTTATGTTTATCACGAAAAAAACATCCATTTGAAGTTATGAAAATTAAGAAAGAAGAAGAATTTAACATGTCATTTATGTCTTCACGATTAAAAGCACCATCCGTTGATTTTGCATCTTCATTAATTCGTAAAGATGATCCAAAAGAATTATTTATTGCAATTAATGAATTTGCTTATCACATCTCTCGAAAATCAAAGAATGCAATAAGTGCATGTTATTGGCTAGAATGGATTATTGAATATGAAACTATTTGTAAATCAAAAAATGAATTATGTATTTGTGAAACACGTGAATTTGCACCAGTTGGAGATAAATTCAAAAAAGATCCAATATGGATTGTATGGGATGCAATTTTATGTGAATGTAAAGAGAGAAAGGATTTAATAACTACAAAAATTATTGATGCATTACTTTCTATATTCTGTATTAAATTTACACCTGGTGTAAAAAGACGTAGACGGTTTATTGTATATTTTGCTATTTCTCTCCTTGCAGATCCAGTAGACTTTACATTAGATATGCTTACTCTACCGCAAAAAAAACAAGTTGAGAAAGTTGTTGAAAAGATACATATTGTTTATAAAGATGTTAAAAAAAATGAAATTATACCTGAAGAAGATGTTATTATGAATACAGATGGAATGACTGTTGTTAAAAAAGAGAAAACGAATTTAGATAAAACAATTGAGAGATTGGAGAAAATGAATCAAATTATGAATGGTAAAATGTAAGGGTTTGAATGTAATATGTAGGCAAATATGTAATTTTATGATAGAGTATATATAGAACCGATGCTTTCATTTTTAGGCGAAAATAAACCATCAACAAATTCAACATCATCCACACAATCTAGTTCAACTTTAACCAACATAATGTCGTCTTCACCATCTACATCAACTTCAAGTTCAACTTCGTCAACTTCAACTTCATTAGTTGTATCTCCTGAGTCTACTACTAGTTCTTCTATATTTTCAGCTCCATATTCTGCATTATCATCTGTAGCAAAATCTGCAAGCAGTGCAGCGAAGACTGCCTCGGATAGTGTAAGTAGTGCAGCGAAGACTGCCTCGGATAGTGTAAGTAGTGCAGCGAAGACTGCCTCGGATAGTGTAAGTAGTGCAGCGAAGACTGCCTCGGATAGTGTAAGTAGTGCAGCGAAGACTGCCTCGGATAGTGTAAGTAGTGTTGCAAAATCTGCTAGTAGTGCAGCAACGAATGCATTAACATTATCTTCTGCAACTCATGTTGTATCTGAATCATCAGGATTTGATCTATGGACAATTTTAAGATATTTTGGAATTATTGTTATTCTCTCTTTTCTCGGTTTAAATTTGTTTGGTTATTTAGGTAAATTTACAGAAACAGTTAAAGACATTTTAAAACCTTTCTTACTATTGTTAGGATTTGGCGCAGCAGAAACGGTAAAAACAACAGTAAATTTAGCTGCGACTGGAGCGGATGTTGCAGCAAAAGGTGCGGATATTGCAGCAAAAACGGTTACAAGTGGTGTTAATATATTAGAAAAAGGTATTTCAAAAAAGAATAGTGTAAAAATAAATAAAATAGATAATACATCCAAAATAGATATGAATTTATTAAATAATGCAGTAAAAAATCAGAATAAAGATCCTGAATATGAACCTGAACCAGATGAAGCTGGAAGTAGAACGCAGTCAAGTAAAGCGAAACTTAAATCAGGGTTTTGTTATATTGGCGAAGACAGAGGATTTAGACGTTGTATTAAAGTAGGTGAAGGTGATAAATGTATGTCTGGAGATATTTTCCCAACAGATGATATTTGTGTTAATCCAAGCTTGAGAGAATAATAGAAAATTATTACTTTCTAATCTCTCTTTTTGATTGTTTTATTTCTTCGGGTATATTTCTTATTATTTGTTTTATTCTTATTTGTTTTATTCTTATTTGTTTTATTAGAACCTCCTCTTCCTACAGCATTCTTTTTAAATAATTCTTCATTTTTTATTTGCTGTTCATTTAATATTTTGATAATATCATTTGTATATTTTTCTAATTTAATTAACCAATTATATTGACTCAAATTCATTTGAGGAAAATTACGCACATCGTCAATTCTATACAACTCATTCAAAATTTCTGTAAAATTGTTATTTTTGTAAAGATTATTTATTTTTTCCATTATATTCTTATCTATTTTTAATGCATCTCCAAAATCAAGAATCATAATATTACCTCGAATATCAAATAATACTTTATCCTTTTTATTTATTAAAAAATTACAGTCATGAAAATCATTATGACTATATCCAGTTTTAACAGCCATTTCAATATATTTTAATTTAGCCATACACTCATATTTTTGCTTTAAATGACTCAAATTTAATAAATCATTTTTAGGATTTTTCATTTTGTAGTCTATTTCATCTAACACTATACATAATGGTTGATATCCCTCTGCAATTTCCATACCAATAAGTCCAATTGTTATTTTTTCATCATTTTCATAAACATTTAATACATTTTTATTAATAATCATTTTATTATATGAATTCAGTCTATTAATGATATTTTTTAATAATTCAATATCATCTTTACTTTTTGTTTTTAAATGATTCGAATAAATAATGCATGGACATATAGGATTATTAAACTCCTTCGTTTTATTGTAAATATCTCGCTGCACTTCAACCTCTTTTATAAATTCTTTTTCAGTTGCAACATTTTTAATATCTGTATCAAAATCGTTTAGGTTTTCATTTTTTAAATTGAACTTAAAGTTATAGTAATCTTTGTTATCATTTTTAATTAAACACAATTTTATTAAAATAGTGCTTACATTATTTGAATAATATCCTGTTCTTATCATTTTATATGGTGAATTATTTACATTATTTATTACGCATTTAAAAATAATTCCAGACGATCCAGAATCAAATACAGATATTTTGGAATTAGAAATAAAATAATTAAATGCAGATTCTTCTGTATATTTTGGTTTTATTAATAACCCACCTTTCATCTTATATATTATATATATTATTTATATCATATATAATAAATGAGTATAATGACTATATGAAATAAATAAAATAAGCTATAGCTAAACTAAACTATAATTAATTTGTTTTGCATCCAGTTTGTTTACAACGAATCTTGAAAACCAACGAGGCACCAATAGTGCTTGGTAAACCAGCCTTTTTTACACCAGCACCTTGATTTCCTCTTAACGCAGGAGATAATCTTTTTGAAGGCATTATAATATACAGTAATATTTTATTTTATTTGTATTATTATCTAATATATTACGCAAAAGTTAATGTAGATAACCATATATTACCATTTATAACACAAGATGCTAAATTTAATCCATTCGGACTATTTGTTATTTTATTCCATTGTTGTTGTGTTGTTAATTGAGTCCATGAAACACCTTTATTTTTAGAAACATATATACTATTCGTTCCATCAATTGCAACTAATACATTTCCATCATTCGACATTGCTATATCTTTCCAATTTTTTACATCTTTTACTGTATACCAATTCATTCCATATTCTTTTGAATAATATATATTTCCATTCGCTTCTGCTGCAGACATATACATCCCATCATTACTTATCCGCGCACTTACCCAATTTCTATTTGATTCTACACCAATCCAATTTATACCACCGTCATATGAAACATATATTTGACCACCATATACAACTGCAGTTATATATATTCCATCTGGAGAAACATATACATTACTCCAATTTCTAATTTGATCACGTGTGCTCCATGAAGTGCCTTTATTATTTGATATATATAATTGTCCATCATCAGATACAGCAACAATTTTATTTCCATTGTATGAAGAAGAAATACCTTTCCAATTTTTTTCTATACTAATAGTTGACCATATTGTATGATTTGTGTCAGTTGAAACATATAATTTTCCATTTTTTACTGCGCCAATAACAACACTACCGTCTCCACTTGAACATACTGCGCTATAAATTGTATTTGGAAGACTAGTAATAACATTCCATAAACTACCGCCATTCAATGTTAAATAAATATAATTATTATCACATGTAATTATTGTATTCATATTACTAGATGATGAAATACTGTTCCAGTTTTTTATTCCAGGCGGATCCCCATTAAATTTCGATTCTACTATATTTGTTATAATCCCGCTTCCTCCGCCTCCGCCTCCGCCTCCATTACCACTAGGTGGAACGATTGGCGGTGTTTGCGTTGGAGGCGGTGGAATACAACTAAGAGTATTACCATATTGATATAAACCACTTATGTTTGAAATACTAAGAGTATCCGATTGGGAACTCCACGATTTCCTTCCTGTTAAATTAAGACCTTTTGCTAATTCTGCCCATTGTTGTTTTTTTGTTAATTTATTAAATGTAGTTTGCCCTTTAAATTCTAATGCAAGTTTTTTTCGGTCTATTTCAGGTAATAAACAAAGTCCATTTTCACGTCCAACAATAGATATATTCGGATTTACACTAAAGTCAAAACCAGGCGTTTTATTATCATAAAAACTATTGCTGTTATCGTAAAAACGATTGTAATAAGGATAATAATGATAGTATTTATTTCCACTATTATCAAAAAATTGTGGATAATAATAATAACCATGGTAATATTTTCCAGCACTTGTAGGATTATCTGATTCAAAATCTGGCTGATTATTCATATTATATTCTTAAAATATAATATAATATGACTAATAAACAATAAAAATAGTTATGATTTTAATTTGTGTTATTATCAAAAAACCATCTCATAGAGAGATAATTGGGTTGACTGTTTGTCATCGTATCTCCAATAGTCTTCAAGTTAGGACCCTGAGATAATATATTCTGAATATCATTCACTCCAATACTTGATGAAAAATAACGAAGTGCTGAAACAAATCCTGAAAATCCTCCATTCATTGTTACAAATACATCCCCATAATTCTGTCTTGGAACACTTGAGAGAATATGTCTACGTGCAAGTTTACCGTTGATATAAATATCTAATTCACGTTGTTCATTGACACGCATAATAACGTTGACCCACTTGTTCAATGGAATATCCTTGACAACTACCTGCTCATTAATTTCATTAAATGTATTCATAACAACAACCAAATCATTCTTTGTTGGAGCAATGTATAATCCAGGTGCATTATTTGGAAAATTCATACCATATGGAGCAATCTTATTATTTATATTGTCATTACCTTTATGGAATATGTGTTTGTATTCATTTTCTTTGTATGTCATATCATCGATAAAAATCCATACAGACCATGTAAATCCTAGACCGTTTGATTCATTTACAGAACGCAGAATTGGTATAGCACCATTTGCAGTAGGATCTTGCGGAATTTGTATCATTTGTTTTGCATTTGACATACCATCTAATAACACTGGGTTGGGTGATGGAGCAAATAACCATGAGAGAACAGATATACCTGAACGTAAAAAGATGACAAAAAATATAAGAACAAGTATAATAAAAGCAAACTTTGCAACCATACTATTTGAATTTAAGAATTCATTTGAACCTTCTAAAACAGGTATCGAAGGTAATGCAGCAGGTAATGAAGGCATTTCAAATAATGGTTTTGATGTTGGTTCTGATCCAAAAGTATTCATTATATATAATGTTATAAAATATATATATAATATCGTATTTGTATTCGTTATAAAAAAATAAATATCATAAAATTATACTATCATAATATCATACAAACGTATACAGATAACTTAAATTTCTATACTTGCTCTTTCAACATTATCTTCCATAAAAGCCATTTTTAATCTGTATTTATTAAAAAAGTTACCTAAAGCACTGCCTCCATATCCGTTTTTATAAATATCATATGCTTGTTGAGGACTTGTTGATGCAGCCCAATATTGAAAGTTAGATGTCCATCCACTAAAACCTCCATTTGGCGTTATAATAACTGGCGCAGCCTGTGCGATTTTTGCAACACCAGGAAGTAAGCATGTTCTAACCAATTTACCGTCTATATAAACATCCAATGTTCTTCCATATAAACTAGCAATGATATTCACCCATCTTTGTAGTGGAATATTTTGAACCTTACACTTGTGAATAATAGGCTTTACATTACTATTTGATGTATTATCACCTGGACCATTCTTTGGATAACAAGATACTGAAATAGTCACATCATTATCCATAGCACCTAATTCAATAGATGGACTTGGATTTTTGTCTACATCTAATCTTCCTAAAATAGTCTTTTTCTCTCCAAACTTGTAGTTCCAATCTTCAATATAAACCCATGTAGAATACGTGTAATTCAAAGAATTCTTATTTGTTGGAAGATTATCTGCTTCGATTGTTTGAGTTTTTGTTCCGTCCATCATTGTGCTTAATTGTGTAGTCTTTGGGAATATATATCCAGCAATGATATATACGAGAATTAAAATAACTAATACCAATAATACAATCTGATACAATTCCATATTATATATATTATACAATAAGAAATTTATACATTTATGGATATATACATTTATGGATATATGCAATTATATCAAAGGAACTTCTTTATCTCTCAATAATTTGTATGCGACATTAATTTTAGTGGATGATAATGTATTCTTATAATACACTACATTACATATTCCACCTTGAATTCCATTATCTTGTCCAACATTAACATTTTCATATGTCATATATGGCGCAATCTCTGGTGTTGAACTAACCAAAACACCATTTATAAATATATCCATCGTTCCAGAATCATAATTAATAACAACGTTGTTCCATTTCTGATATTTTATATCGGTTGTCTCGTATAATGTCACAATATTATCTTTCGATTTTTCACATTGAACGCGCAATGTATTTTTCGAAGAGTTGAATTGTATTAATGGTTTTTTACCATAATCTAATATGGTTGAAAAACGCGTATAGGCTGAACTGGTATTTGGCGGTTGTGGATTAATATAATACCATGCAGATATCGCATATTTATATTTGAATCTACTATTTTTATTATGTTTATGTGTTGGATCTTTACCACTTACTTTGTGTAATAATTCATAATCGCCCAATGATTTTCGACGATTCAAATAAATACATTCATTCAATAAATGTATTCCATCATGTGTAGTTATTTTATTAAATAAAATCGGTAATACAAAATATAACATAATTAATATTATTTCTATTAATAATACAAGCCATATAGTGCTTGTTGTTATTCGATACTCCTCTTTTATAATCTCTATGATATCAATAAAAAAACAAGGAATATAGAAGATTATATCTCTCAAAAAAGTTAAAAACAACGGCATAATTCCTGAATCAGAACTCGTGGATTCTGGTAATGAATTTTTTATTAAAATATATAATACAGCAAAACCTCCAATCCATGTAGAATAATTGAGAACATTCATAAATAAATCCATTAATCCTAAATCATTTTTATGTAAATAATAATAGATGAAATATATGGATAGGATTGTTCCAAATAAGTAAGATAATAAATATCCGTTTTCTTTAATATATTCTTTATAATTATTGAAAATAGGTATATATGTATCCGGTGTCATATCTGCCTTTACGTGTATGAAAAAAAATGTCATTAAAGAAAATAACAATACAATTAAAATAACAAGAAATGTATAAATAGGATATATATTTACTACTTCATATGGATTCCAATAATACAAAGAACCAATAAATGCAATATTTGCAATCAATGCGATTATTCCAAATACAACTGGATTCTTATATGTTTGTTCGATCATCTCTGATAGTTTGTCTAATATGATTTTTAACATATTAGATATTTTTTCAAATGTGGATTTTTCCATTATAATGACATTAGAAAAGTTTATTTATTTATAATTTTTGACATTATAAATCAAAAATTATATATTTATTATATTATAAATTTTCAAATGCTGTTTTTTTACCATGACAATTTCTACAATATGCAACAAGATTATCAATATGATTTGAACCGCCTGAATCTAATCTGACTCTATGATCAACTTCAAACCATGCTGGTAATTGTTCTTTACATCCATCACATTTCCATCCTTGTTGTGCTGCAACATACTTTTTCTTTGTTTCACTTACACTACGCTTTGTTGCTTTTGATTGACCGCTACCCATGCCCATTCTATTTATTGCACCCATTCCATTTGCATTTGCATTTGCATTTGCATAACCACTATTCATGATACGTTGTTCTTCTTTTGAAAAAGGCGGTCTAACCATGTCTATAATAGGTGCTAAAAAGTGCGTTGTATTTCTATCAATTGGTAAATATTTTATCATTCCATTAGCGTGTGTGAATAATGTATTTGTCTGATTCGGATATTTTTTCAAGAATACATAAGTTGAAATACCAACAAATCCAATACCAATCATCTGGTAATATTTTTTCCATGTCTTCATTTTTTCAATATATTTATTATCATGATACGTATTTGCAATAAAAAATGCAGTTATACCAAATATAAGTAGTTCAAATTTCATATTATATATTCATGAGATATTATGACAAAATATGTATATTTTATCATTATGCTCTATAAAGTATAATTCCTACAAAAAGTATAAAAATTAATATAGAGAGAAATATGATTTTCTCTCTACGTTTACGTTCTTCCATATCTTTTACCGCAATTGGTTTATAGTGTTTATAATAAGCGACCATAGCATCATCCATAGTCATTTCAGGCAATTTTAGTGCAACATTTATCTTATTATGTATAAAATGCATCCATCGAATAAACGAATCGCGCGAATCTAAATAAGGTGTCACTGGATATTTATCTAAAAATTTGCTAAATGAATTTCCTATGTCTTCAATAGGCATAAACAGAGGCAGATTCTGAATAAAATCATAGTATTTCTTTTTTGTAACTTCATTTGGACTTATTGGATATGTTAAAGCAATCGTGTGTAAAACAAACCAATAATGTGGTCCCCATATTTTAGGATCTAATCCCATTTTACATTATATATATGGAAAAAGATAAGCTATACGAACGTATCCTTATCCTTATCCTATATTGAATATGTTTATGAATGTTATATAAAAGTATAACCTTATATAGAATTAATGTTAAAGACTTTTCATTATTGTAATAATTGTGGTAAAAATGGACATGCATTTCATCAGTGTAAATATCCAATAACAAGTATAGGTGTTATCGTGTTTCGAAAA